CGACCAACTCCACCACAAGTAGTACACTTACTTACCTTGTGTCCACCTTTACCCTTACAAGGCTCACAAACAATAAATTTTTTATATTTAATGGTTTTCGTAATACCGTTAAACATTTCTTCAAGCGTTAGTTTAATATTTAACCTTAAATCTTGACCCTTTTTAACTCTTCTATTCTGATTGGCAAAATTTCTAAGAATTTCATCCATATCGTAATACGTTCCATTTCCACCGCTAGGTCTTTGTTGTTGTTGATGACCAAATTGGTCATAACGTGTTTTCTTTTCTTGATTTGATAGAACATCATAAGCCTCAGCAGCTTCTTTGAATAGTTCTTCGGCTGCTTTATCGTTAGGTTTAACGTCTGGGTGATTTTCCTTAGCTAATTTCCTATATGCTTTCTTTATTTCGTTTTCTGATGCGTTTCTATCAATACCGAGTACTTTATAGTAATCTCTTTTGACCATATCATTGATTTTATTGCAAATATACCCTATATTTATAATAAAATCAATATTAAATGGTATATCGAGTAATATTATTAAGAAATGGTAAGTATAAACAAACACTTCATCGTTGTAAAACGAAGGATACTTCCTTTATAAACTACCAAATTATTAAAAAGGAGAATGAAGCTGTAATTTTCCCAAGAAAGTATATCAATAGTAACGGAATACGTCCAGTAACATACAAAATTTGCGTTGTAAAGGACTTTGAGGAAGAGGATAAAGAAAGAACAATAAGGGATGAGTTCGGACGTGTATCGAAAGAAAAAACGCTATTTGATATATGGACGGTTTTGGCATCACACGAATATAATATTGAAGAAACATTTTGGCTTTATGGTCATGACCCAATACATGATAGAAAAACGATATTAGATATTATGGGTGTTTTAATGAAAAACACCAACAAGCATAAATTCACAAAACAAATAATTGTTGTTCATAATAAATTACTTATTCATAATGAGGATGAATTTAATATGGTAGTTTGTAAAAATAAATTAGATGCCCAAAGACTTCATCATGCGTTGCATAAAGCGGCTACTAAGGGTAAGTTTAAAAGTCTTGTGTTTATGGGTACTGCTTCACCAGCTACAGTTTCAAGGATGTATGAAGTCATCCTTGAACATACAGATTGGTCAATTGAAAAGGTCAGACGTACAAGCACAAAACCATAAAATCATTTATTATCTGGATTTTCAATTGTTTTAGCATATACCTTCATTGAGATTGGTAATATATTGTTTGTGGTATCACCAGTAATATCAACCTCATTCAACCTTGCTGATGAACAACATTCAAGCATCTGAGCAAGATTGGTATTAACATGACCAGTTAGACCATCTAAAAATCCAGCCTCACCCCACTTCTTCATGGTTTGTTCTCTAATTTCCTTGTTTACTTCGTAAACGCTTTTAATACCATTATGGTGACCAGATGAACCACTATTTAATAACTCACTCATCATCTCTAGCGATTAAACGGTGAGCATCGTAATCATCATCGTTCTTTCCTTTATCAGCACCTTGACCGATATCGAAGTTCTTAGTTAAGTCTTCAACAATCTTATTGATTCTTTCCATATCAGCTGGTGCAACTTGCATCGGATTGATACATTCAATTCTTTCTTCACCATCAGTTGGTACGAAGAAAGCCATTGCGTTAGCTTCTCTTTGTGCTATAGCATCGTTAATAGACATAGCAATTTGTCCCATTACTTCTGATGCAATTAATTCTCGGTCCATATAGAACACGAGCATAAGTGGATACCCTTTTTCCATTATTCGTTGATTAATTTATTTACACTATTAAAATAACTATTAAGTGATGTTCTTAGTTTCATGTATTCATCGTACTCATCCATAAGGATTGCTCTTTCTTTAAGTCTAATTGTTGCAGTAGCTTCAAGTTGTTGACCTCTTGTTAATGGACGTTTCTCATCCTTTGCTCTAACAACACCCTTCTCATCAACATAAATTTCTCTACCATCAATATGGATTTGTCCATTGAAATTAAATCCCATTGATTGACTACCTATACTAAATGAATCGTGTCCAAATGAAGGTGAATTTACATACGTATCCCTCATTTCTTCTTCGGTGAATATATCTCTTTCTGATTTAGAGAACTTTTCTGATAACTCGACATAACGAGCCATTTTTTTGTTAATTTCTTTTTCCATTACACTTCTTCTGTTTCTGCTAATTTTATAAAGTCTTCATATGTGACTTCTTCTACGATGTTTGATACATCGAATGTATTTTTATTATTTTCCCAATCTTTCGGTATAAAGTGCTCTAATAATATTTCGTTTACTAGGTCATTCTTAGCGGCTTTACCATAAACTATCTCACATGTTAATGGTCTCCCATTTGTATCCATAAGATACACCATATATTGCTCTACAGTAACACCTTCCCACCAAGTAGCTTTTAGGATATCTGTTTGTTTAACTACAATTTTCATAAATTAATTTTTTATCTGAATTATAATTAAGATTAGTGAAAATTTTTTAAACTGTAAATGGTAGAAACAAAAAAAGCTTCTCAAAAGAAGCTTTTAATTGTTGTTTGTGATTCAGAATGCGGGGGCTTTTACTTCTAACCCTGTATAGAAGGTACTTTAGTTGAGGCTATCCTAAGACGGTCTCGAATAAGTGGTAGATTCGTACGTTAACCCACTTCATCTGTAGTTATCTGAATTTTTGTATATTTTTTAAGATTGCTGAAAACATTCTTATTAAAATCACAAACTAAAAGAGGGACAGACCGCAAGCGATTTATCCCTCTTATATTTTTATATGGTTACAGGTGCGTAACGCTCTGAACCAATAACATTCATCATCATGCTGTATGGAGTCATGTCCTTACCAGCTAACAAGTTTGTTAACAACGCTGGACTGAATCCAGATACCAATGCCGCTCCACCTTCGTTGAACTGAACTGGGTTGTTGTTACCATTTCTTGATTGGATGTTCCAGTACACCAATTTTGGCATTTTATAACCAGCATCTTCTTAAAGTTTGCTAATCATTTGGTGTGCTGTCTTGTTTTTCAACCCTCTAACACTACCGTCATTGAATTCCATGTCAGACAATACAAGTATCATCGTAGGCATTTCATCTTCTGAAACATTTCCAGCGATTGCTTTTTCAAGAACCATTCTGAATGCAGCTTCTAAGTTGGTATCGTAACCAACAGCACCTTGGATTTGTCTGTATCTATCAGACAATGTACCCTTCAACACTTGAAGTGTTGGGTTACTTGTGAAAGTAATGAACGCATCCTTGAATGCACCTTCATTTCTTTCTGAAATGTATAATCCCAATGAGATTGCTACGTTCATACAAGTTACGTTAGGGTTGTTACCAGCTGGACAACTCATAGAACCAGAAACATCCACCATTGGTAAAAGTCTCTCTTGGTTACCTTCCATATAGTTAGGTAATGCATTCCATTGTGTATCAGCACCCTTAGCGTTACCCATTCTCATGTTCTTAACAATGTCGTATGGGTATACAGCACCAGCATTGATTTTGGCTTCACCCTTATCAACAGAAGTTAAGTATGCTGAGAATCTTTCGTAGTCATTTCTACCGAATGCCTTCATGTAGTCAGACATTGCCTTAGATGGAATCTTTCCGTATTGGATATTTCCAAATTCTTTAGCACACATCAATTGCTCAACAACGTTAGTATGTTCCACTAACATTTTTCTGTAAGCCTTTGGGTCTAAACCTAAGTGCTTTCTAAGAACAGAAGCAAATCTTTTCTTTTCTCTGTTACCAACGTTTGGTCTTGGCATCCACTTAGCACACAATCCGTTTCCATCTTTAAGTGCAGCAGCAATTAAATCTAACGCATCTTTTTCAAGAGGTGTTCCGATTAACAATAAAAGGTCATCCCATCTACCGTACTCAGAAATTAATGAAAGGTTTTTCTTAAGTGTGGATACATGCTTAGAACTAGCTAAGTAAGTAATAATATCTCTAAAGATTTGTCTTTCACCAGCACCACCTCTTACGTCTCTAGCCCAGAACAACAACTTAGTTGCTGTAAGTGCATCTTCACCATAAGCTTTAGTAAATGTGTTAATAAGACGAGTCTTATCTTGTCCTCTCATCGCACCAATAGTGAAGAATAAATCCACACATAAGTTTAATGAAGATGAGTGAGTTGACATACCGTTTTCAGTACGTGCATCATTTGTTCTAATAGCATCAATTAGTTTTGTCATAGCGTTTTGTTTTTTGTTTTTAAATTAATTTAGTATTAATTAATTTCAGCGACTGCAAATATACTAAAATTAAAGTTTGGTGTCAAGTAAAAATCGATTTATTTTTAATTTATTTCAAAATGAACACTCAACAGGTTGAATTTTAACTAGTTGTGTTCTCAAATATTTTAATGATTTGTATTTACCGTTAATTGAATAACCAATAGAACCATTATTATAGACTTGTTTTATTTGTCTACCCGTTTTAATATTAAAACATTTACCACAAGATGTCCAATGATAATTTAATGCAAAGGATAATTGAAATTTTAGGGTATAACTAATTGATATTGTATTCATTGTTCCTGTGTGTTATGTCGTCTATCAACAAGTTATAAGTAATAAAACAAAAATTATTCTTTTATTAATTCTTCTAATTCTTCAATTGAATCACCACTTGCTTCTCCACCTATTCTACATTTTCCACCAGAATAAGTACCATCAATTTCCACACTCCAACTACCATCACCAAATATTTCTATCATAGGATTTAATCCTTTGTAGATAATGTTTAGTCTTTTCATTATTCTTTCTAATTCTTTTTTCATATTATATTTTTGTTAAACTGTTGTTATCTGTGTCCGTTATGTGTTATTTACTAATCTTAAAAATTAAACTTTTGTGTAATTCAATTAATCTATCAATATT